AGGCCCACAAGATCGCCATCTCCGGCTACTGCCGTGCGCAGGGCTGCATGAGAGACAACGGCGCCGGTGCCTACATCACCTTCGGCGCCTGAGACTGACACACCGGGGCCCCTTCGGGGGCTCCGGAACTAAGGAGGTGCAGCCATGGATGTGGCAACCGTTAAGAGGACATTGAGGATCAATCATACACTCCTGGACGCCGACATCTCCACGGCCATCTCCGAAGCGAGACTTGAACTGGTCCGGGCAGGCGTGTCGGAGGAACAGGCAAACGGAAGCGACCCGCTGGTGGAGCGGGCCATCCTCACCTACTGCCAGATGGAGTTCTCCAACGTGGAGAAGATCGAGAAGTACGAAGAGGCTTTCAGAGTGCAGCTCGACAACCTCCGGAAGACTCCGGCATACAACGGAACTTCGGCAAACGACGGAGGTGAGTGATGTACAACGAGACGATCACGCTGGTCGCTCAGATCCGTACGACGGACGAGTACGGCGACTGGTCGGTGACCGAACAGACCACTGATGTGTTCGCGGAAGTCCAGTCCATCGGGATGAATGAATTTTATCAGGCCCACGCCACCGGGCTCCGGCCTGAGATCCGTTTCATCCTGGCGGACTATCTGGACTACTCCGGGCAGAAAGTGGTCCGGTATCGGCCATTCACCGGCGCCGAGACAGATCCGCTGATCGAGTACACGGTCATCCGTACGTACCGGAGCGGAAACCAGCTGGAGCTGACCTGCCGGAGGGGGGTGGACGAATGAGCGCACCGAAGAGTGTGGTGAAGCTCCACTCCAAGAATGGCAAGACGGAGGTCACCTACACGTCCGATGTGGAAGCGGCCGACTACTACTTACATGAGCTGAGCCGAGCCGCCATGCGGGACGTGGGGAAGTTCGTCTGCCGGGCCTTCCGGGACGAGTACTACCAGCACTTTGACCGGGAGACTAAGAGCGCCGGCAAGGCCACGCGCTACCAGGTCATCGCCGGAGCCAAGACGAAATACCCGCGAGTCCAGATCGGCCTGAAGCCGAAGGACGGCAAAGGCTTCTATGCCTACTTCCAGGAGTTCGGCTCCAGTAAGCAGCCGAAGCTGGGGCTTTTGACCGGAGTGGTCCAGGACAACATTCCAGAGATCATCAAGATCGAGAGCCAGTATCTGGACGGGCTGAGCGGGGAGGCGGAACGGCTGGCGGCGCTGGTGAATGAAGGAGATTACGATGGCGACGCAGACGAATGAGTTAAGGAGAGTGATCGAGTCCAGGCTGAACTCGATCAAGACACAATTCAACATTTCCGAGATCTCTTACCGTCAGGCGTCACCGGACGCGATGTATCCGCACATCACCTACGACCTGACCGGGGCCAACCCGACGGAGCACGGGCGGCATGACTACACCATCGACATTCATGTGTGGACGAAGGACCAGTTCGCAGCTTTCGCCATCGGTGACACGGTGGCGGATCTATTCAGCTATGTCAACAGCCCGCAGGAGACGATCCTGCCGACCTTCTACGAGACCTCGGTCTTCCAGGTCGAGGATCAGGACACGAGCATCTGCCACGTCGTGGTCAGACTCGAGGGCCAGAATTACAAAACTAACGGAGGCTTTCAATGGCAAACGTGAAGATTCAGGGCACCGGCAAGGTGCTCACCACTGACTTCAAGGACGTTCGGTGGGTCGGCCAGACGAAGGACGGCAAGGGCGTCACGATCGAGCTGACCAACGCGATCAACCTCGGCAACATCAACTGGACTTTCGCAGAAAAGGACGATGTGGTGCCGCAGATCGCGTTCACGGCGGCCTACACCAACACGAACACCCACATCTCCGACACCACGGAGCCGTGGAGCATCACCTATAACAGCGAAACGAGCGCCGGCGCCGGCGAGATCATCCTGGGCGCTGGTGTGTTCTACATCGGGGACACTGCCATCGCACTGACGAGAGGCGGCGGGAGCTTCGATGTGGAAAGAACGTTCCGCGAGATCAACGCCGACGATGACATGGGCCCGGTGAAAGACAGAGTTGTGATCACCGATTCCCGTGCGACGCTGACCATGAACGTTCTGTCCATGCTGACGAACGTGATCAACTACTATCCGGCCATCGAGACGGTGAGCTGAAGCGGAGGGCAGGCTTTCGGGCCTGCCCTTTTTTAGGAGGAAAACATGAGGAAACTGATCACCAGAGACGTCTTCGCCTTCCTGCGGGTGGTGACGGAAGCCGGTGTGAGACAAGAGATCAAGGCGATCGCCGACAAAGTTGCCGAACAAGGTGCCGATGTGGATGCCAGGAGCGTGGGATTCGACCTGATGCTCTCCTGCATCGAGCACCTTTCCGCCAAAAGAGCGGAGGATCTGGTCTACGAATTTCTGGCGGGGCCGCTGGAGATCCCGTCCGGCGAGATCGCTGACATGGAACTGGTCGAACTGGCCAACACGGCCACCAAGTGGTTTGCGGACTACGCAGATCCGAAAGCTGTGAAGGCTTTTTTCGGTGCTGTATCGCGTTTGATGAAGGATCAGCCTGGGACCTGACGCTTCGGAGGTATGGGGACGTGGAAGCGTTCCTGAATCTGCCGGGGCATGTGGGCGCTCAGATGCTTCTGGACGCGAGAACAACTGAAATGGACGATAAGATCCGGGCAGAGTGGACCGCACTGCTGCCGTGGATGCAGACGGGGCACATTAAGCTCATCCAATGGGAGGACTACCGGGCTGAAAGGCTTGGCCTGAACATTGACAGGCGCCCGACGAACGTCATCATCGCGGATCTGGAAAAGAAACTGGGGAGGAAGTTGGTGTAAATGGATATTTTCAAGTTGGTCGGTTCCGTTTTTGTCGATACCGACGAAGCCAATAAGTCCCTGAGCAAGACCGACGAGAAGGCGCAGGGGCTGGGCGCTACCATGGCCAACGCCGGTAAAGCAGTCGGGAAGGCTGCGCTGGCCATCGGGGCCGCAGCTGTCGGTGCCGGCACGGCGATGGTCGGGATGGCCAATAATGCGGCACAGGCGGCGGATGAAGTGGACAAAGGGTCCATCAGAATGGGCGTGTCCACGGACTACTTCCAGCAGCTGCGCTATGCAGCCGGGCAGTGCGGTGTCGAGATGTCCACCATGGAGGCCGCTGCCAAAAAGTTGGAGGGCTCGGATCTCAACATGGAAGACGCCATGGCGCAGATCATGGCGCTCGGCACCGAAGAGGAGAGGAGCGCTGCAGCTGCGGAGCTGTTCGGCGATAAGTTGGCTTATCAGCTGTCGCCCATCCTCGCGGGAACTGGTGAGGACTTCCAGGGCCTCATGAACCGGGCTAACGATTTGGGACTGGTCATGTCCGAGGATTCCGTGGCCGCCGGCGTAACGCTAGGCGATACCATGAGCGACGTCCAGCAGAGCTTCCAGGCTGTGGTGGCTGAGGTGGGCGTTCAGGTGATGCCCATCATCCAGCAGCTCCTCGACTGGGTTCTGGAGCACATGCCGGAGATTCAGGACTTCATCAGCAAGGCCATGACGGTGGCGCAGGAAGTCTTCCAGAAGGTGGGCGAGATCATCGCCTGGCTGGCTGAGAAATTCGACGAGTACTGGCCGCAGATCAAGCAGACCGTCCAGACGGTGGTGGATGCCATCAAGAACATCTGGGAGACGGTGCTGAAGCCAGTCGTCACTCAGGTGTGGACCTTTGTGAAGGACATGTGGGAGCGGTCCCTGAAGCCCATCTTCACCGGGGTTGTGCAGTTCTTCAAGGGCATCTTCTCCGGGGACATCAAGGGCGCCTTCCAGGGACTTGTAAACGTCATCAAGGGCATCTGGAACGGTCTGGTGGAGATCATCAAGCGCCCGGTGAACGTCATCATCGGCGTGATCAACGGATTCATTCGAGGAATTGCCGGCGGCATCAACACCGTCATCCGGGCTTTGAACGGCCTGAAGATTGACGTCCCCAAGTGGGTGCAGGATCTGACCGGTGTCAAATCATTCGGCTTCAACATCCCTGAAGTGAACGCTCCGCAGATCCCGCTTCTGGCCAAGGGTGGCGATGTAACCGGAGAGGGCGCTGCCATCGTCGGCGAGAACGGTCCTGAGCTGTTGCAGCTGCCGAAGGGTGCGAGAGTGACGCCTTTGGAGAACAAGAACGATTTCACCATCAACATCGACGTCCATCCCGCTCCTGGGATGGACGAGAGGGCGCTGGCCGATCTGGTGGCCGAGCGTATCCAGGCGAGCGTGGACAGGAGGGCACAGGCATGGGCGTGATCCAGCACGATTTCAGGTATGACGGAGTTGATGCTTCCGCCTATGGTCTGGTGGTCTACGGAGGGAACGTAGACGAGATCGCCGCGAAGTCCATCGAAGCCATCGAGATCCCGGGGAGGAATGGGGTTTTACACCTGGACAACGGCAGATGGATGGAGAGGACGCAGACTTACATGGTCTACATCCCCACGCTGGAGAGCATCTCCTACAGCGGGAGACTGGCGTGGGTCAGAACCACCTACGGCCAGCGGAAAGGGTATCTCAGACTTGAAGACACCTTCAACCCGGACGAATACTCACTGGCGACATTCACGGATGCGGTCGCTCCGGAGTCCATGGCCTTCCGGACGAAGGGCATCATCACCCTGGCGTTCCAGTGCCGGCCGGAGAGATTCCTGAAGACCGGCGATGTGAAGCTGACTAACCCGGGCACGGTGGTGAATCCTACCGGAATGCCGGCGAAGCCGCTGATCCGAGTCTATGGGACCGGCGCCGGCACTCTTCTGGTTGGTGATCAGATCATCTACATCGACTCCATCAACGAGTATGTGGATCTCGACAGCGACCTGATGGATGCCTTTAAAGGACACACAAACTGCAACGGCAACATTCGCCTGGATAAGTTCCCGGTCTTTGAAGCCGGGAGCACGGGCGTGTCAGTAACTGGTGGCCTCACCTCTGTGGAGGTCACACCAAGGTGGTGGAGATTATGATGCCTACTCTGTTTCCGGCTTCGGCCACTTCCTTCACTACGAACGGGCTGGGGGGGTTATCCGACACGATCAGCTGCAAGGTGACGGAGGAGAGAAACGGCGAATACACTCTGGAGATGGTCTATCCCCTCTCCGGGGCACACTTCGATGAGCTGGTGAACGGGAACATCATCTGCGCAAAGCTGGACGATACGCGGGGGACGCAGGCCTTCCGGATCTGCCAGATTACAAGGCCCATCAACGGACAGGTGACTGTGTACGCCCAGCACATCTCCTACCAGCTCTCCATGATCCCGTGCGCACCGTTCACTGCGTCAAGCGCGAACGCAGCGCTTGCGGGGCTGAAAGCGAATGCAGCGGAGAGCTGCCCTTTTACCTTCACAACGGACAAGGCCACGGTGGCCACGTACAAGCAGACCGCGCCGGCCTCGATCAGATCCAGACTGGGAGGAGTGCAGGGGTCCATCCTCGACTGCTACGGCGGGGAGTATGAGTTCGACAACTACACCGTGCACCTGTGGGCCGCCAGAGGGCGGAACAGGGGAGTGGTGCTGCGCTATGGGAAGAACATCACGGATCTCTCCCAGGAGGCCAGCATCGCCGACACGGTGACCGGAGTCTATCCGTACTACCAGGACGAGAACAGCTACGTGGAGCTGCCGGAGAAGGTCATCAGCGCCCAGAGCGCCGAGAACTTCCCCTATCACCGGACCATCGCTCTGGATCTCACCGACCAATTTGAGGAAGTCCCTACTGTGGCACAGTTAAGGACGGCCGCACAGAACTACATCGCCCAGGAAGGCATCGGAGTGCCGAGGGTGAACGTGAAGGTGAGCTTCATCCCCCTGGCGGATACCTTGGAGTACGAAGACCGGGCGGCGCTGGAGACCGTTTCCCTCTGCGATACCATCACGGTGAAGTATGAGAAGCTGGGCGTGGATGCCACTGCCCAGGTGATCAAAACTGTGTGGGATGTACTCGCCGAGAGATACGAGAGCATTGAGGTAGGCGATGCCAGGAACTCACTGGCCACCACCATCGCAGAGACGAAGCAGGAAGCAGCTGAGGCTGTGGATGGTTCAGCATTGACTCAGGCAATCTCCCGCGCCACCGACCTCATCACAGGCGTGACTGGCGGCTATATCAAGTTCAACAGGAACGCGAACGGACAGCCGTACGAAATGCTCATCATGGACGAGGCCACCGAGGAGGAAAGCACCAACATCTGGCGGTACAACTCCGCCGGGTGGGGGTTCTCGCACGACGGCGGGGCATCCTACACCACCGCCGCGACCATCGACGGCGGGATAATCGCCGACTCCATCGTGGCGGGGACGCTGACGGGTCTTGAGATTGACAACGGCTCGGGGACTTTCCACGTGGACAGCGCCGGGAACATGACCGCATCAAGCGCCACCATCACCAACGGGGTACTGAATAACGGGAGAGGGACGTTTAAGGTTGATGCAAACGGCAACTTGACCGCAAACAGCCTATCGTCGAACAACGCCACCATCACGGGCGGGTCTGTCAACATCAGCGCCAATTCTGCCGTGACGGATAAAATAAAACTGACGTACACCTCGGGAGGGGTAACTACCTCGTCGGCTATATCACCGCAATACATTACACACCAGTCTGGAACGACTAAGATTACTACGTCATTTGTCGGTTTAGACATGGAGTCGGCGGGTTCGCTGATGGCTGAACTGTACACTTACTACCTTGCTTTTTGGGCATCAGGCGATGCAACAACCGCTTCAAGGAACTTTGGAAAGGCGCTGATATTCATCGGTGGTGGCTCTGATACCACAATCAGAATCGGGAAGTCCACAGGTCAGAACATCACCATCAAGCCGTCTGGAATCACGCTATACGACACCAATGCAGTGCGGCGGGCGTCCTTAACGTATACTGCGGGTCTGACGTTCTACAACGCGAGCGGTAGTGTAACCAAGCAGTATAGCGCAACGTAAGGGAGGGAACATGTTTAGCATCACGAAAAGAGGCGACGACACCGACATCTATCTGACGCGCGGCGATACTTTTGATTGCGTGGTGACCATCTACGACGCCGACGGCGAGGAGTACACGCCCGCCACGGGGGACGAGGTGGCTTTCAGCATGAAACTGAACTACACCGACACCACCCCGGTGCTCACCAAAGCGGTGGACACGTCCACGATGCTCT